ACCTGAAGCCACAACGACAAACACTCCTACTTGGACGAACAGTCCAACCCCGAGTGTTACTCAAACGCAAACTGCTTCAAGTACACCGACTTTAACTCCTACGACAACTACAACTTTAACATCAACACCTGGTCTTACACCTAGCCCAACTAACACTGCAACTCCAACTAGTACACAACCTATATTCAGCCCATCATCACTCGGAAATCTTCAGTATTGGTTCAAATCAGATGAGGGAGCAACTGAATCTAGTTGGACAAACTATGGTTTAATTGGTTCAGCACTAACTCAATCGGTTGTTGCCAACCAACCAACTATTGTTGCTAACAGTACTTGGGGTGATTCATACACAGGACAGAGTGTATTTTTCGGTAGTCGTGATTTTATGGATTTAAGTCATCCAAGTTCAGCGACAACATTTACAGGAAAAACATTCTTTTTCGTATTAAAAGTTACTCAAAAAAGTATACAAGGATGGTCAATCAATGTACAGAATGGACCAGTATATACGAGTACAAATAACATTTGGGATTATCAAGTTTTTGATGGTACTTTAACATCCATATCAAGAAGTAAACCTACAAGTAGACAATTCAATTTTACAACAGGACATACATTGTATGCCTCATCTGGATTAACAACCACAGGGTTCACTGCATCTGTTAACGATATTATTGGAACATCGGGAACAACAACTTATAATGGTGAAATTGCAAACTTTATAAATTTTGGATATGACCCAGGTTTTTCTAATACAAATAGTATATCCGTATTTGAATTCCTTGGTTATAATAGGTTATTAACCCAATCTGAATTTAACCAAGTGTTGAATTATCTTAAGACAAAGTATAACTATTCAACCCCTCCTGTTACTCCGAGCGTGACTCCTACGAGAACACCAGCGGCAACTCCGACTTTAACACCTAGTCCGACCTCAACAATTCCTGTAACACCGTCAGTGACTCCGACAAGGACAAGTCCATCGTATTTATACTATAATGTTGAAGCTTATGATAAATCATCATGTGCTCTTGTAACAACAGGTGTTCTTAAAATTGAAACACCAGCAAGCTTAACAATTGGTTTCCATTATTGTAATAGTGCTTCAACTTACAAATATAAACTATTGAGCCTAACCTCAGGTCCATCTTCAAATTTCCAAATGAATGTTCCTTGGGTTGGTCAAGCAAGCTGTGGAGGATTAACTTGTATTTAATATGGCATATTCAGTAATCATAACATTAACAGATATGGGTTCAGCAGTTGGACCTTTTGACCTTTATTCAGATGTGGATAACTATGCAACCCCATTTGAATCAAACATACCTGCGTCAGCCTTTACCTTTGGTTATTTCACAACCCTTGTCCCAAATAACACACTTACCATCAAGGTTCAATCACAAGGTGAATGTGTGAATTTCATATTAGCTGTAGTTGAGAATTTACCAACATCAACTGTAACCCCGACCGTTACATCCACTCCGACTAGAACACCTGGTGGAACACCACAGGTAACACCTACGCAAACTAATACCCCATCAGTTACTCCAACTTGTGGAACATTTACAGTTCAATATCTTAAATCAGAATTGCAAGGTAATAGTCAAATTAGATTTAGACTATACAACGATGCAGGATTTACAAGTAATGCTAATGCTGTTTGTGATTATACCTTTACAGGAACATTTGATATCAATGGAGGGGCTATAAATCAGCCATATTCAACGGTAATGGCTACAAATGACCATGACCATTCTTTTAATGCAGGTAGTCAAATAACAGCTTATACGATATCTACAATTACTTATGCTTGTCCTTGTGTTAGTGTTATTTCAAATCTAATCACACCGACGCCGAGTCCTACCACAACTCAGACAGCGACCCCAACTTTGAGTTTAAGTGCTTCGCCAACCCCTACCCCTAATGTTACTCCAACTCCGAGCACAACTGAACCTGGTGGAACACTTTATGTTTACGCTAGATTTGTGAATACAAGTCAGGAGTTTGGTTATAGTTTAAATGGTGGTAGTTACATTGCAATTGGTCAACCTGGTAGTTCATCTTGTGTATTCGTTCATACGATTACTGGACTTGTAAATGGGGATGAAATTGACTTTTCTACACTACTTACTTGTGGTATAAATGGTGATACTGCCGATTGTCCTAACTCAGTTAGTGGATGTCTATATACTCACTTCTTTGTGAGTACAACGAATGTCTACATAACTGTTGATGGAAGTGTTTGTTGTTAAAAATGAATAAAAAATGATATACTTAGAACAAGGAAATAACGACCAAGAAGCACTTGTAACCTGTTCAAGGAACAAATCCCTGACTGGTGCGGTAACTTATTTGTGGACTGTTAGACACAAGTTATCACAACAGACAGCAAAGTTTATCCCCTATCGTGAGATAACAACTTTGGGTTATGAGCCTTCAAAGGACTTGTTTTATATTTCAATTGATGATACATCTCCTGAAGTATTGATTGGTAGTGCAACAACAATCTGTAATATCCATCTGATACCAGGTGAGTGGTATTTAAAAATTTATGAACAGTATTCAACCACGAATTTACAACCATCACAATCCTATGATGTTGTTTATGAGGGAATGCTTATTGTAACATCTGATGACCCAATTGGAACATTAAACTATACTGGTACCACAGAAGCTGTTATCATATATCAAAATTAGCCCTATATTTATTAGAAGATGAAAAAAGTTATACAAAATGTCGGATTTGCCAATGTTGTAGATACCTTAATAAAATTTGAGGAGCGTGTAATGCGTGGTGTGCCTTGGGTAAGTTGGGGACAAGATAATATATTTGTTATGGGTCTTTATGACCTATTGGACTTTTCTCCAATCCACAATGCTTGTGTTCGTTCCAAGATTGATAATATTGTGGGTCAAGGATTCATTACAGACTATCGTATTTCAACAAAGGAAACTTTGGATGATGTATTCAAGGATATGGTATTTGACTATATCGTAACAGGCAATTTATTCATTGAGGTAATTTGGAAGGAAGATAGAAGCCAAGGATTAGCAGGATTACACTATATACCTGCAAAATATATGAGGGTTGGATTACCTGATAACGCTGAACTTGAGGTTGAAAAGTATTTCTATTGTAGAGATTGGTTGAACTTCAAGAAGGCGGGTGTTATTGAGTTTCATCAGTTTGACCCAAAGAATTTTACCAATCGTCAAATCGTTCATATTAGGGACAGAAACCCCGCATATTGGGCTTATGGAGCTCCGCAGTATCTAAGTGTCGTAAATGATATTAGACTCAACCACGCCATATCTGTGCACAATTTAGGACTAATTACCAATGGGGGTTATCCTGGTTTATGGGTTCACTTCTCTGATGGATTCCCTGAGTCTGAACAAGAAGAAAGGGACATACTGAGGCAAGTGGAGCAACGCTACTCAGGTCCAAATAATAGTGGGCGTATAACTGTATCGTATTCGGATGGGGATTTGGGTAAACCCGAAATCACACAGATTAGTTCACAGATGCAAGGTGGAGCTTACGCTGAAATCTTTGAACTCATCCAAAGACAAATCCTATCAGGTCATAAGATTCCTGATGGGTCATTGATTGGTCTTCCTTCACCAACAGGATTTAATTCAGGTGCTGAACTTCTTGAAACAGCTCACAAACTATTTATGAAGACATCCATTTTGCCAGTTCAGAATTTCTTACTTAGAGAATTAAAACCTCTTATTGAACTTGTAAATGTCGGCGTACCTGTTGACCTAAAAATTGAACAAAACACTGCACTATAATGACTGAAGTATTTTTTATATCAGAGGATTATCTAAAAACCAATACGAGCATTTCGGAGAACATTGACTCAGGTGAACTAAGATTTTGTATTCTAACTGCCCAAAATATCAATGTTCAAGAAACTCTTGGTCAACCTCTATATGAGGAAATACAAGACCAAGTATCAGGTAATACTTTAACTCCTGATAACAAGTATTTATTGGACAAATATATTGTTCCTGCCACAACTCAGTGGGCTTATTATCATGGTCTTGATAATTTCTTTGTTAAGTGGGTTAATGTGGGTCTTGTTCAAAATAGGAACGAACAGGGTACAAATGTTGATATTAGAACATTCAAATACCTCAAAGATAATGCAAGGTCAACTGCTGAATTCTATGACCAAAATATGAGAAGATGGTTATGCGCAAAATCAAACCTATATCCAAAGTATAATGTTGTGGACATTGGTAAGATTATGCCTGAGAGAGGTTCAGCTAACCGTAGGTCAATTGCAATGAGGTCAGGTAATTTCTATCCGTATTGGTATGGACCTGTGAATTCAACTATCCAAGGTTCATTCCCCGCTCAAGCTTAAGACAATGTAATCCATTCAGGATTACCATACTGCTCACAAATTGAATTATATTTTTCTGTCTGTTTGTCTGTAATAGGGTCAAATCTAAAGAAATATTGTACAGAGTCAGGAATACCTGATTCTTTGTGTGCAATGATTTCTTTGCCTGCTTTGTTGAAATAAACAACATAAGCAATACAATGTATTCCACCTATTACACAATTTTCCCAATACCCTTTGTAAAAGGGTGAATAATTTTCATCAGACCAAGTTGTGTTGCGGTTTTTTGAGAAAGCTGAGAGTGAAGAGTATTTTTTCATTGTGTTTGATTTAAAGAACAAAGATAATGGATTTAATCAATGATTGATAATTTTTTTTGTGTGGTTATTTCCCAAATTCTTGCGTCAAGTTGTAACTCATCGTCCGCTTCAAAAACACCAACATTCCAAAAATCTTCTGAGTCTATTTTACAAAACTCATAGAATTCATACATATCTGTGAATCTTCCTTGCTCCAAATCAACAAGTAGAGCAGAATATTTTTCATCAGTGAATTCAAAAAAGATGGTCAAACCACCATCAATTTCATAACCAAGTGTACCTGTTTTTTTTGTGTCTAATGTTAAGATTTTCATTGTGTTTATTTTAATTGTGAGTTGCTAAGATATATTATTTTTCTGATTCTGAGAAAAATCTTTCATATTCTTTTTTTAATTTTCCTTGAGCCATGAGAGACCATAACAAACCTGAAATTTGTTCTTCATTTAAGATTTGAGCTAAAGTCCAAACGCATGTGTCTTCTGAGCTGACGAGTAATTTTTTCATTGTAGTTGTGTTTTGTTGTTATTGAAAGAACAAAGATATAAAATATTACTGATTTTGGGAAAATTATTTTTCGTAGAACATATTAACATCAGACTTTACGGATTTCATAACTGAAGTCATATCATAACAACCCCCCTTTTCAATGGGGCTAATTCCGTATAACAAAGTTTGACCACCAAATCTTTTACCTTTTCTGACTTTTTTAACTTGTTGAAATATTTGTGTTCCGTCGTTCCATTCTTCAACTACTGCTGTGTATTGTCCGTACTTTTTTGTGATTCTTTTCTGAATTGTGTAAGTGATAGTTTTCATTGTGTTATTTTTTAATGTTGAACAAAGATACACAGATAATTTATTCCACCAAAATTATTTTAAAAAAAAAGGGGAATATTTCTACTCCCCTAATCTAAACACAAAGACTCCCCAGTCTTAGAATACTTCAATCC